TATGTACCTCTTTGACGGCTATCATGCACGGATCGGGTGGAACAGTAAATTGGCGAAGAAAGAGAGTTCCTATGTCAGCACATTCGATTATTAAGCGCGTCCCCACAGCCGTCATTGACGAACAGAACACGCAGATTGACGCGGTGCTCGATCGTGAGTTCTCTGAGATCAATAAGCACTTGCAGAACTGGGGAATGTGGAAGCCAAAGAAAAAGGGAGCCGCCGCTCAGCAGCAGAAAAATGAGAAGCCTGAAGAAGACGACATTTCAACTGACAAAGCCGCAGTCGTTGAAGATAATACCACTATTACGCTCGCCAAAGCCTTCCTCAATAACGCGGATAAACTAGAGAAGCAGTTCACGAAGGTTACTGGGCCAGCGTTTAAGTCCTGGGCTAGGAGGGTGGGTAAGGCAGCACTCAGGAAACTCCGTTCATTCACACCTGAGGATCTGAACAGCAAAGGGATTACGGCAGTCCTCAAAGCAGTGCATTGGCAGGAGGAAATGGAAACTCTCCAGGACACACTAGAGGAGCCGTATCAAGAGCTGGCCGAAAAATCGATCCGGTTTGCGAATCAGAGCCTTTCCGCTATCGGGGTCGCCCCGGTCAAATTTGATGTGGTGAATGAGCGGGTCGTCTCTCTCATACAAAAGCAATCCCTCGCTGCGTGTCGGTCCATTACCAAGACAGTCAGAAAAGATGTTCGCACCGCACTAGCCGCCGGCGTCAAAGAGGGAGAGGGAATCCCAAAACTTGCTAAGCGGCTGCAAGGGATTGTTGAGGGATACGCAGGCACGGGAGAACGGTATCGCGCCGAGCGGGTTGCTCGGACCGAGGTGATTGACGCCAGTAACCGCGTGGCTGTCGAAACCTACAAAGCTGCGGGCACAGAGATAAAGAAGGTGTGGCTCGACACTGAGGATGACCGCCAGGACGATGGAGATCCTGATGGCATTTGCTTTCAGTTAGCCAAACGAGGGCCGATCCCGATGGATGATGAATTCGCACCAGGCATTCGGCATGGGCCCGCCCACGTCAATTGCCGATGTACCGTCATTCCTTATATCGAAGATCTCGCACCGAGACGGAGGAATCGATGAGTGAAAATTTTCAACTCTATGTCGATATCGTTGAGAAAGTAGACAAGGATAAATTCGTTTTCGGGCCTGTTTTACTCGCTGACACTGAAGACCTGCAAGGCGACGTGTATGACTCAGAAGAAGTCGAGAAAGCCGCCTGGCGCTTTGCGAAAAATGGCTTTCTCGGCGATGAGATGCACAAGAAAGATCTCGACAAAGACGAAGCGCTCTTCGTCGAATCCTTTGTCTGGCGTCCAGGATTGATGGGAGACTCCATGACCATTGGCAAGAAAACGTATGAGACCACGACCTGGTTTGCTGGTGCAGTGCTGGGAGATGACCTCTGGAGTAAGGTGGAGAAAGGGAAGATCCGCGGCTTCTCAATCAGTGGTACGGCTATACGAGTCGCCGAGGCTGCATGAGCAAATCGGTCTACTGTCCGCACTGCAAGAAACTGTTCTTCCTCACAGCGCCAGACGGGCGGGCAACCGCACGGATTAAGTGTCGGGGATGTCGTCTCGAATTTTTTATTGATGTGGGACCAGGCCGCCAGGTCGTCGTCATCATGCTGCGGTCTGCCATTGCGCTACTCTGTAACGGGGACCGTACTGTCCACACCTTTACGCGCCACACCCTCGAACCCAAGGTCTGTGGTCACACGGAGGATGGGCTGCCGTATGTTCCGTGGATCGCCGTGCAAGAAATGTTACCCGAACGTCTTGCGCATCGCTCATGAATTTGCTATCTGACAAATAATTTTTACAATTAGCGATCTCGAAAGCCCGCGAGGCATTTGTCTCGACGGGCTTTTTTATTGCTATGAAACCAAAAAAACAGCGCTATCGGCTCTCCAACATCAACGTCAAGCGTGTCGGGCTCGTCGATTCTCCTGCGATCAACGAGGAATTCCTGATCGCGAAGCGTGATGAGGGAGAGGAGGAGGAACAGATGGGCGACAAGAACCAACAGCCAACAGGTCAAATGCCAGAGCCCATCCACACGGACGATCCGCCGAGCACCCCGGGTCCCGTCACTAAGGCTGTCACGTTGACGAAGAGTCAGTCCCGCACGATCTACAGCGCGTGCGAAACGATCGAGCGGTCGAATTTCTATGAATACCCATACGAGTACAGCAACACCACAGAAGTGCCCCAGATGCCCGACGAAGTCATGGTGGTCGTGAAGCAGCTCCGTGACTTGCTCGGTACCCGTGTCGCCAAAAACATCCAGCAAGACATCGCCAAGGCAAAGGCGAAAGTGGAGAAGGCCATGAAAGAGAAAATTGCTGCCCTCGATCAATTCCTCACGACCCTCGAAGCCGAAGTGTCCAAGGTCGGGCAACGCCTCAGCAAGGCCAGCCGGCAAGCGTTGGCCGGATGTATGAGCAAAATGAAAGACGGCATGCAGCTCCTGGAGGATTTAATCGGCTCCTCGGAGGAGGAAGAGGAGGAGGAGACTAAGAAGGCGCATCAGGCCGGGATCGCCGCGCTCCAGAAGCGTGCCCATGCGCTGTTTGACGAGGTCGCCAAGAGCATCGCACTGACCGAGGAAGAGCAGGAGGATCTGGAGATGGAGGCCGTTGAAGCACGACATACCCAACTGCTCGTCAACCGGTTCAAGCGCATGACTCTCCAGCAATTCCAGGAGCACTTGGAGAAATGCACCGAGGATGAGAGAGAAACCATTGTGGCTTTCTTAGAAGAGCAAACCAAACAAGCCGCCTAATGCACTCGACACGGAAAAATCCTGAACGAAGGAGAACGTCATGGCAGAATTAGCAGACCTGTTGAAGATCACAAAAAGCTTCAAGCCGAAGCCGCCGGTGGTGGTGGAAGATGGCACTGCCCTGACGAAAGGGGTGCGTCGGTCACACTTCGATCCCGCGGGGGCACTGGCCCCCTATGTCACAACCGGCGAAGTCTACAAAGACTCGCGTGGATATTCGCTCATCCGGGCTACGCAGGCATACCTGTCTGGAGATTGGGCTGACGCGAAGCTGGAGCTGGATGTCCACAAGACTCTCCTTGAGAAAGGGTACCCGCGTCAAAGCGGCATACTCGTTCCCCTTGATAGCCGTCGTTTAACCCAGGAAGTCGAACACTTCCGACAGATTGGCTTGAACGAGGCCGTAGCCAAAGGTGTAGCAGGTGCTGACCCAGAGTACCTCCGCGCGCTCTACCAGGAAATGATGATCAAGAAAGCGCTGGGCGAGAGTATCGATACGGCCGGTGGCTTCTTGGTGCGACCGGAGCGTTCGAGCGAGATGATTGATCTCCTGCGTGAGGGGTCACTCTTAGGACGCACCTCCATCCGAGAGATTGCCTTACCAAAGTCTGGAAAGTTGGAATTCAACAAAACCACCAAGGACGTGCAGTGGGTCCCACTTGGCGAGAACCAGAACATCAAAGCGCTGGTGACGCAACAGCCGGAACTCGGTCAAGTCAACCTGAACGCGAAAAAGGCCGGTGGTTTCGTTGCACTGAGTAACGAGTTGATTGCCGATAGTACGCCTTCGGCAGAAGCTTGGGTGCGCGAACTCTACGGTATGAGCCTTGCCGAGTACGTCAATGAGGTCATTATCAACGGTTCCGGGTTTAGAAACGAGCCGCGCGGTATTCTGAACACCCCGGGCATTACGGTCCGACTTGCGAGTACGACCGGGGCGAACGGTGATACCTTTGAGCCAGAAGATCCCGCTCTCGCCATCAGTGATGTCGGCGAAGCCAAGGGCAAATTTACGCAATGGATCATGCGGCCTGTGATGACTGCGGTGATCCGTAATCGACGTGCCGATGCTGTGGTTGCGGGGGATAAGAAGGGCGTCTTTCTTTTCACCGAGGCGAACGGTCCAAAGCCGTCTGCTCTCCAGGGGTATCCGATCGCTGAGACCGTGGCGGTGCCGAACACCAAGGTGAAAGGAAGTGCCGGCAACCTCACCACCATCATTGGCGGCATGTTGAGCCAGGTCGTCTATGGTCGTATGGCGACACTGGAAATCACAGCAAGTCGTGAGGCGAGTGATGCCTTCGTCAATGATCAAACCTGGCTCCGGGCGCTGATCCGACATGATGTGCAGGTTGGCATTGCCGGGGCAATCGTGGTGTTCCCGACCCTCCTACAGCAATAACCGGGGAACCCTCAACTCCAAATCCAGGATACACGAAGGAGAGTACTATGTTGACGAAAGATATTGAGAGCAACGTTGTTCCGATGGAGTTTGCGGAGCATGCAGCCCGGACTGCGAATGGGTCCTATACCCAAGGGCTCAGGAAGAACATGCGGCGCAAAGAATTGGTGACGTTATTTCTCATTCATGTGAGCGCCATCAATACCAATCTGAAACTCAAGTGGAGTACCTGCGAGGATCATGGCGGGGAGTACGCTGACATTACCGAAGGGACGATGAAGGCGATTCCAGGATCTGGCGAAGGTGGCGCCATTGGTGCAGTCGCGTCAGTGGACGGGGAACATACCATCACAGAAGTCGGTACCTATGCGCTACAAATACCCGGCGGACTCTACAAGCAGTTCCTTAGTCATAACCACCAGACGACCGGTGGAGCCGCAACCTTCGGCATTCTTGCGGTTGCGACTGGCCCGAATCTGCCGATTGCGTCCTAAGGTGTCCTTGAAAGACTGAAAAGACGGAATATGTTCTTACCGCCAGAGGATGTATGCTCGTACAACTACCACCCAATGTGAATATCGGACCCCACCGGGGGGGCAGCATCGTTGACCTCCCCGATCATGTCATCGCCTCGCTCGCCTCTCAACAAATCTACCCTGTTGCGATTGGTGAGGATGGACAGCCCATAGTCCTTCCCACTCAACCACCTCGCCCGAATCTTCCCCCGCAATCCAGAGAGAAACACGACCCCAGTGAACGCCTCACCGTCACTCTCCCCCAAGGGGTGAAATGGAAAGACTACCGTGGCGGCGATCTTGTCGAACTCACCTGGGCTGATGTGGAAGCGCTGGAGCAAACGCTCGGTGTCTACTTGTTTGAGAATGACCCAAAGACTGTTTCCGAAAATATCGAGCCTAAGAAGTCCAAGAAAAAGTCTGAGACTCCACCGAACCAACTTCCACCCTTTGTCACTTCGTAGTTGTGGAGGGGGGTGCCTCGGCGGCAGGTCAGCGCGGTAGTCGTGGTGAACTGTGGGCAACCCTCCTTCTCCCCTTCTGTAGGTATCCTTGTTTTAGCGTCAAAGTTTTCTATTGACATCAGAAGACACCGAAGAGGAACCATGTCGCATAAATACTTCTCTCAAAATCCCAATGAACAGATCAGAGAATTCCTCGCCGGCATGCTCAAGGGTATCTTAGAAGGAGTAGTACGGCCTGCGCCGTCTCAGCCGACAGCTCCGTAACCAAGAGCGTCACGATGGCCAAGCAGGAACTTGATCCTCACCCGATGGGGGAGAGTCCCGTTCAATGAGCAGCAAAGACGTGGGGGTGGAAAGCCCTGATCTGCGCGCGGCCCTGCAGCGAGAAATACGCCGAGCGGATCTATACCAACTTGATCGTCTCCAGCCGCCAGTTGATCAGGAGGGTCAACACTCACCACTCGTAGCAGTCCTGTGTCTGTGGAAAGACGACGACTGGATTGAGGCTGTCTTAGCGTCGATCTACCCCTACGCGAAGAAGATCATCTGTCTCCTGAACCGGCACCCGTGGGCTGGCATCGCCACGTATGATCCTGAGACCGAGCGATTGGTGAAACAGTTCCCCGACCTGGACGGTAAAATCCTGGTCGTAACAGGAGACTGGGACGAAGATGGGTATGGGGGGCAGCTGCGGCAACGCACCGAAGGATTCAATTTCTGTCAACAAGGTGACTGGTTGTGGTTGGTCGATGGGGATGAAGTCTATGCACCGGAGACCTGCGAGGCCATTTTGTCGTGGTGTCGCTCGACCAAGGCTGATACCGGACGGGTGCCGTGCCATTCATTCTGGCAGGACTGTGAGACGATTGGATGGTCTGAGCACATGGCCCGGCTGTTTCGTTGGAAACCTGGATCTCGGTTCATCAAGCCGAATACAGTCGAAACACAGGGATGCGAACCGGTCCTGCCATGCCAGCCGTTCTTCCACGTGGGATACGTTAGGAGTGATGCTCGCATTACCGAGAAGATGAGGATCTACGAGGAGCGATCCAGACGCGGCGATTTCTATGCCAACTTCAGCGCCGACTACTGGCTCAAAGAAGTCTGGACACAGCACCGGAAATATCCCCGCGTCGCGATGGTCCATCCTATCCCGGACGTCTATCCTAGCCGCGTCGAGCGCTATACCGGATCGTTTCCCAAACCCTTGTGGAATCATCCCTACACCTGGGTCAAAGACTTGGTCTCGGTCGTTACCGTTACGTACAATTCCGGTCGCGTAATCGATGCGTTGATGGAATCCTGGCGACAGCATGCGCCCGGTGTACCGTGTGAATGGATCATCATCGACAGCCACTCGGAAGTTGCTCACTGGGAAGCCGTCCTTCGGTACGGTGGCCAGCGCATCGGCGACACGCCTATTTCCGTCTGGCGCTTGCCCGTCAATACAGGCTTTACGGCCGCGTCCAATGCGGGAATCCAACGCGCAAGGGGTGAACACGTCTTACTCCTCAATCCGGATGTGCTGATCCGAGAACCAGGATGGCTCACGCAGTTCATCCGAGACATGCAACGTGTTCCCGGAGGAGCAATAGCTGGCTGTAAGCAACTCTATTCCGATGGGACGATTCAACATGCCGGCGGTGTCTACCAGGACGGCAAACCAATTCATCGTGGGTGTGATGTGTATGGCAGGAAGGGCGAGAGAGACCTCGGGCAGTTCATGCAAGTGGAGCAAGTCCCGTGGGTCACAGGTTCCTGCATGCTGATCCACAAGAGCGTCACGATCGCGCTCGGGCTCCTTGATCAAATCACCTACCCGCACTACGGTTCTGACCGAGTCTATTGTGAGGAAGCGCGGCGCCATGGGTTTGCTGTCGTCTACAGCCCTGTTGCTGTCACGCACCTACATGGACGCAGTAGTGTCATTGTCGAGTGTCCGGAGTGTCATTTGCGTACCTACGAGATGGGGATGATCGGTGAGGAATGTCCAAAGTGCGAGCTGGCTAAAATGCGGGAGGTTCTATGACCTGTATCGTCGGCCTGGTCCACGGTGAGCACGTCTTCCTGGGGGGAGATAGTGCTGGAGTGAGTAATGAGTG